ATGAAATTGCCAAAACCACGGAAACGCGGAGATGCCTGGCGCATCGAAATCATGTTTGAAGGGCAGCGATATTCTGCCACACGCGACACCGCGCGTGAATGTGAGCGGTGGGCGGCAGAGAGGCTGTTATCGCTCAAGGCCGGGCAGAAAGTTGGGCGGAAATCGTCCATAACGTTCCGTGAGTTGTTCCGCCTCTATATTGACCGCGTTGGCAGCAAGTCGCCGAGTGCGCGCCAGATTGGCGAGCAATGGCGCGCCTTCGACGGCAAGTTCCGCCAGCTTGGCGAAATGCAGATTCACCAGATTACGCCTCAGCATTTGACCGACTGGCGCAACCGGCGTTTGACGGAGGTTTCTGCAGGGACGGTGCTGAAGGAAATCAGCCTGTTTTCTTCGGTTTTCAGTTTTGCGAAGAAGGAGTTGTTCGCGCTTGATGAAAACCCGTGGCTAGCTATTTCCAAACCGACACAGCCTAAACCACGACTGCGACGCATCAGTACGGATGAACTGGCATCGCTCATGGCAGCCGCAAGGTATGAGGAAGGGATGCACCCTAAATACACGCGGCATTTTGTCGCGTTGATGGTGTTGTTCGCTATCGAAACAGCAATGCGCGAGGGTGAGATTTTAGCGATGCGGCGCTCAGATGTGTTTGGAAATTATGTGCATGTGCCACGGTCAAAGAATGGCCATGCCCGCGATGTTCCTTTATCAAGCGCAGCACGGGCGATTCTTGATTTGTTGCCCGAAGGCGAGGTATTTTTCCCGATTACTTTAGACGCTTTCAAGGCGTCCTGGCGCCGGATTAAGGCAAAGTCGGGCGTTGTTGATTTGCGCTTTCATGACACGCGCCACGAGGCGGCGTCGCGCATGGTACGCGATCGCAAGTTGCCGGTTCATGTGTTGGCCAAAATCACCGGGCACCGGAAGATAGAGGTGTTGGTCAACACTTATTACAATCCGTCTGCTGATGAGATTGTAGATATGTTCAACGGCTAGCTTTCCCGTTTTCGACCGCGCCTGTGTACGGTGCGCATGATTTCTGCGGCGCGCCGAGGGTCGTAAAGCGCTTTGCCCGTCGTCCCTTGGTTGATGTCTGCGAGTTTATCTCGGATGGTTTTGGTGGATACGCCGTAGTAAGCAGCAAGTTGTGCCGCTGTTGCCAGCGCGTCGTGCTGCTTGAGTTCGATAACGACACCTCCGGCGATTCGCTCCCCCAACATGACAGTTGGCGGTGTCTCGGCCTCCACCGTAATTATGTAGCGCTTCATTTCTCCCCCAATAATGCCTTTGCGTGCTGCAGGGCATTTTCTCTTGTCCGATGTACCAACCCTTTTCCCAGCAGGGCGATGTCATGTTTACACCCGCACCATATTCCAGATAATGCGTAGGCATCGCTACCTTTAACCTCCGGATAGTAGTAAGGAAAGTGTTCCGGCGGTGCAGTTCTTTCCGGTGCGGGGTAATGGATGATGCGGCGGACGATTTTGCCTTGCCTCATGGTGTGCCTCTCATTTCATCTCTGGTTGCATTTTTTTGGGGTGCTTCGCGTTGTGCGTTGTTGTAAAAGGTATTTTTCTTTTCATCGCTCATGTTTTGCTCCTGTTATTCGGGAGCCGCTTACGGCGGCAAGTCGGCATCGTCAGCGGGGGAGAAAAGAAGCACCACATGTGGAGAACCAAGAAAACCCTCGCCCGATGCTGCGGCGGTTTTTTCGGACACTCGCCGCTTGTCCGTCCTTTCAAAAGGTGTGAGTTATTCCCCGTCGGTTTTCCCTGCCACCGCCCGCGCCAGCCACGCATCCCAGCGGTCGAGGTCGCGTCCGGTGATGGTGTCCCGGTAGCCGGTCTCAGGGTCGTGGTGGCGCGGGTCTATGGGTAGCAGGCCGCATTGTTTCTGCCATGCCTCAAAGGCTTCGCGCTCGGCGATGATGTCCACTTTCTGCGCGTTCGCTTTGATGCGGTCGCATGCCTTTTCCCATTCGGTTTTTTCTGTCATTGAGTTCTCCGGTCTCAACCGTCACCATTTCGATGACGGTTCATCGTTCGTTACGGTTTAATTCCCCCGTTTTCGGGGTATTTGGTTCAAAACGGGATTGTCGGGTCGTCGAAGTCGTCCTGCGCTGGTGGGTTGTATTGCGGCGCGTTGTTCTGTTGTGGCTGCTGTTGCTGATGGCCTTGCCCACCGCGTGAACTGTGGTCATCATGACCACGGTTGCGCGCTTCTTTCTCTGCTTTCGTCGTCAGCATCTTTAGCTCGCGCACGTGGATTTCGGTGATGTAGCGGTCGTTACCGTTCTTGTCCTGATATTTCCGCGTCTGGATTTTGCCGTCGATGTACAGTAGGTCGCCGACGTCCACATAGCGCCCGATGATGTCTGCCAGCGGGTTATAGGCGACGCAGTTGAACCATTCGGTTTTTTCTCTCGGCTGTCCGCTCTGTTTGTCATTCCATTTTTCCGTCGCCGCCACGGTGAAGTTGGCAACGGGGTCGCCGTTTGGCATGTAGCGCACTTCGCTTTTGCCCACGCGGCCGATAATTTCTGCCCGGTTCAGCATGTTTGTTTCTCCATTTCTGCTTCCAGTCGCGCGACAAAGGCGCGCAGGTGTTTTTCCAGCGCGGCGATGATTTTTTCGTCGCGCTTGACGTTCAGTATCCACGTGGTCTGCGGGGTGTAGTCGGGGTGGTAACTGACGAAGTCCCAGCTGTCGTAGCCCGTTACCAGCAGCCCGCCTTGTACTTGCAGCAGGTATTCCCGTGGCATGACACCTTCGAGGATGTAGCGGATATGGGTGGACAACTTCGGGCTTTTGATTTCCAGACCACGGCGCAGCTCCGGCATGATTCCGTCGGGGGATGCCATGACGCTGCGGCTTTCGTCGAGGTACACGCCGCCGATCTGGGTAACGCTGTTGCCGGTGGCAAACTCGTAGGCCAGACGCGCCTGTGGTTCGAGTTCGCTGCCGCGTGTCATGTCGGCGCTGGTGTAGCTGTCGGCAGGCTGCCCGGTGATTCGTTCGGCGATGAGTTCGGCGAGGTAGGCGGTGCGCTGTTCGCTCGCGGCTCCGCTGTTTGTCATGATGCGTTTGTACTGGCTGGCGGTCGGGATACCGAGGCGCGCTTGGCGCCAGGCATCGCTTCCTTGTTCGCAGTCGAGGGTGATGAGGTTCATAGCGGGATGTCCTCGCCGGGTTCGTAGCTTCCCTCCGGTGCGGTTTCTGCTTCGGGCTGCACCGGGGCAGGCGGTTCGGCGGCCGGGGCGTGTTTGCGCAGCGTGGCGATGAGTTCGTCCGCCTTCTTCGCCGCCATGTCTTCCATACGGGCGGCGCCAACAAAGGCCAGCATCTTCCCTTCTTCTTTCCCGGTGCGTGACAGCAGGTCGCGCAGTTCGGCGATTTGTTCGTCGCTGGCCAGCACTTCAGCAACGGCCGGGCGTGGCGCATCGGCGGTGCGCTCGGCTTCGTCCGGGTCGGCGATGCCGGAAAATCCGAAGGCGTAGCGTGCCGCCTGGATGGTCGCTTTGTGGCGCAGCATCCGGTTTGGCCATTGTCGCCACGGGTCGGTGTTACGTTTGCACTCGTCCATGTATTCGGTCATTTCCACCGGGTGCGTTCGGTCTTTGCGGTAGATGCGGCAGGTAACGGCGCGCAGGGCACCGCTGTCATCGAGGGTGTCGCGAAACTCCATGCCGTCAAAATCCGGGTGGCTGTTGATGATTTTCAGCCAGCCGTCAATGGACACGATGGGTTGCACGCCGCCACCTTTCGCCGGGAAGGCGTAGATTTCTTTGGTGATCGGATTGAGCTTGTACTCTTTCGCCACCATGAGAAACGCGGTGATTTGTTCGGGGCGCACGTTCGGCGAGGGCATGATGGTGCTGGCCAGCACGTCGCTGAAGGCTTTGATGTCTGTCGTGCCTGCAATGGCGGCAACGGCACTTAGTACGTCATGGGGGACGGGCAGATTCATGTTCAGGCTCCTCGGTTCAGTTTGATTTCCGCGCGCAGGCTGTTCTTCAGGTTGTTGGCAATCGCTTTGGCGTTGGTGAGGGTGGTGTTCATCTTCACGGTGATGATGTACTCCAGCACCGGTTCGTCGTGCGTCGGCTCTGGCATCGGTTGGGGTTCTGTTGTCGCTGCGGTTCCCGCCTTCGCCCGTTCTTCTGCTGCTATTTTTTCGCGTAGTTCCGCCTCTGCTTTGGCGGCGGCTTCTGCTGCGATGCGGGCTTTTTCTGCCGCCTGGCGCTCGTCGTCGGCGGCAATTCGGGCGGCAATGGCGTCTTCAAAACCGCTATCCAACGCAAGCAGGTCGTCGAGGTCGGCGAACAGGTGCAGGCGGTCGGCAGGGATTTGCGCGTAGCGTGCTTGCATGTACGCTTCGGTTTTGCCGATGAGTGCCGTCCAGTTCGCCAAGACTTCGGCGCAGCCCTTCTCCAGTCCGGCAAGTGTTTTTTTGCCTTTGGTCGCTTCGGCCAGCACACCGTCCAGCTCGTCAATACGCAGCACTTTGCGCATCGCTGCTCGCAGGCGGACATCGCATCCGGCAAGCGCTTTGTTGATGCCTTCACGGGTGCGGCTGGTGATTTCTTCTTTGACTTTTGTCTTCTGCGCTTTCACCCGTTTGTCGAGGGCAAGGCGGGTTTGTGCCAGCAGCTCGATGATTTCGTCGGTGGTGTCGAGTAGTTTGCGCACGTCTTGCGCTTCGGAAAGTGCAGCATCGCGTGCTTCCTTGATGGCGTCCTCGGCGTTTTTGAAGTCTTTGACTTGTTGCTCTGCGGTGGCAAAATCCTCGTCGGTCTTGAGGTCGGTATTGACCTTGGCGATTTCGGCGCGGACGCTTGCGGCCACGTCGTCAATGTTGCTGGCGACGATGGCGGATTGGATTTTCAGGATAATTTCTTGCACAGCTTATTCCTCGGTTTCGATTTGTTTCAGGGCAAGGCGCAAAGCAGCGCGCGCTTGCGGGTCGTCTTCCATGTCGATGGCGTCACGGATGGTTTGGGCGTCGTAGTTCATGCGGCTTTTCCCCCGCCTAGGTAAGTGAGCAATTCTGCGAAGGTGGCAAATTCGACGGAGTCTTCCCTCACCCCTTCTTTGTTGATGCAAGTGAGTGAGAAGTAGCACCCGCTACCTTTGTATTCCCCCATCATGATGTGAGAATAGAAACCGTTGTCGTGAGTAAAATCTACGGAGACAAAATCCTCGTTGTAGGAGGCGGTGAATCTGTCAGCATCTGCGAGACGGTTATGCAGAGCCGCGACTTCTTTGTCGAATTTGCGGGTAATCATTGTTCTGTTCCTTCGATAATGGCCTCCGCCTCTGCGCGGATGGCCTCTTTCATTTCGCCGAAGTCGGCGAATACTTTTGATATGCCGCCGTCCATGCTGTAGCCGTATGGCTTGGGGTTGGCTTTGACCATGGCGATGTTGAATATCCGCCCCCGCATTCCCCGCATTTGTACTCGCACCACAGAGCCAGCGGGGGTCAGCTCTGTCGCGATGTGCGCTACCTGCGCCGCTGACGGCGAGAACAGCGCGACTATTTCTGCGACTTCGCGGGTGTAGGGGATGCTCATGGGTTTCTCCTTTTCCCCGCACATGCGGGGGTGTAGTGGGCGGCGCATTCCGCCCTGATTTGTTCGGGGGTTAAGCGCGGGGCGTGGTCGATTTCCCACACCGCCGCATCAAGGGCAGCGTCGAAGAAGAGGAAGCCAGCGGCGGCAAGTGCCAGTACGAGGATGGTGTTCTTCAGGGCGGTCATGCGGCCTCCCGGTCTTCAGCGCGGGCAATCAACCATTCGGTGTAGGCTTCGTCCGCTTCTTTTTGCAGGTCGCGGTAGGGGATGTAGGCATCAAGCATGTCGGCAAGGATTCCCGCGTGGTCTGCTTCGTGGTACTCGCTGAAGTCTTCGCGGTCGAGCTCTTTGCCTGCGTCGTCCAGGATGATGACGGTGTAGCCCTCTGCCTTGACGATGGTGTACGGGCTTTCGACTTCGCTGTATTCCGCCGGTTCTTCGTAGGTCGCATGACGCAGCAGGCGCTGGTTATACAGACGGCAGACGATGATTTCCTTTTTATTTCCCCACCATTCAAAGGTGTCGTCCAGCCCGGCGGCGAGGGTTTTGAGGTTCAGGTTCATCTTCGCTCCATCGTGTTCGTTTCGATGGGTGCATCTTACCAAAATAAGATAAGAAAACAAGATTTTTGACAAGAAATCTTGTTTTATTTCGCCATTCCTTTGTTTTGCAAGGTAATAAAATCTTATCTTAAGCAGGAGAGCACTGTCTTTGGCAACAAAAAAAGCCGCCCCAACGGGGGCGGCCCAAACTCGTCGAAATGTGGTAAACCGACGCGGATGCGGGCTTTGGCGGTGTTACGGGACGCGATGTTGGTCGGCGATCAAGTATTCAGACAACAAAAAAACCGCCCGAAGGCGGCTGATAGGGTGAGCGATACCGGTGCTGATACAATAGCGGTCATCACAGCACTACTGGAAACCCCATGTTTGATATTGAGCAGTTCGAAGATGCATCACACCAGAACGGCATCCGTTACTGGCTGGCACATGACTATATGCGGGCGCTTGGCTATGAATCCTGGCCGTCATTCAAGACGGTAATCCAGCGGGCGCAGGCCAGCTGCCTGCATCTGGGCATTGAAACGGAAGACACTTTCATGCCCTGCTTGCTGGCAGACGGCACCCGCTCCTACAAGCTGACCCGCTTCGCCTGTTACCTGATCGCCATGCAGGCCGATGTGAAGAAGCCGGAAGTTGCCGCTGCGCAGGTGGCTCTGGCAAGACTTGCTGAAGCATTGCTGGCTGAGAAACTGGCGGAATCGGGTATCCCCCGCCTGGAAGAACGCGGCAGGCTGACGGATGCGGAAAAACAGCTTGCTGGCGTCGCCAGGCAAGCGGGGGTAGCGACTGGCGAGTATGGTATTTTCAAGGATGCCGGATACCGGGGCATGTACAACATGCCATTGCAGGATTTGAAACGCTACAAGCAGTTACCAGAGGGCAAAACGCTGTATGACTACATGGGGTTGACGGAGCTGGCCGCCAATACTTTCCGCATCACGCAGACCAGCGAGCGGATGAAACGCCTCGGCACACACGGCCTGCAACAGGCAAAGAACACGGCGCATGAAGTCGGGCGCGAGGTGCGCGACGTTATGCTGCGCTCCTCCGGTACTGCACCGGAAGACCTCGCTTTGGAAGGCGATATCAGGCAGGTGCGCAAGCAGATCAAAACGGCGAACCGGGAAATGAAAAAGCTGGATACGCCGAAAAAGAAGCGCTAACGTCAGGCAGCGAGGTGTCTGTATCAGCGCGTCATGTTGCCCTACTTAACATCATCTAGGCAGGCAATACCCTTCACGATGACACCGCTGGGCGGATAAAGAGTGAAACCTACGCGGTAAGCGGTGTCACGCTCAACCCGTGTCGCCTTGTCCAGCCACTGGCCGCTCTTCCCGAGGCGTGACCATGTGCCGTTACTTAGCCGGGCGACAAAGGTGTTGGGTAATATTTCCCGGACGTAGTAATCCGGTATTTCCTTAGTGGCGCTTTCTTTGCTCACCTTGAGGTAGAGATGTACTGCGCGCCCGTCAAAGTCCTGCGAAGCGTCGCTGACTGTAATCTTCTGATGATCACTGCTACGGGTGTCGGTGCGTTCGCAAGCCATGTCGCCGTCCAGAATGGCGGCCACAGGTGCTTCATCGTGTTGCCATGCCATGCGCTCGGCAAGTGGTGTTTCTGTTTTGCCATGCGGTTGTTCAGCCTGCGGCTTGCTTTTCTGTTTTGCCTGCTGGCATTGCTGGCGGGCGCGATAATCCTTCACCTTGTTGCAATCTGCTTCATCCGCACCGACAAGACGGCGCTCTGCGGGTTCTTGTGGCGCTGGTACTGGCGCGGCTATTGCCGGCGCTGCTTCACTTGGGGCAGTTTCTTGAGCAGGCACGACGACAGGCACAGCCTCCCGTTCCCGGCGCAGATCTTCTTCCGTTTTTCCCTGTGCCGCCAGGCAGGCTTTCCGCTCTTTGTAGGTTTTCATTTGGGCGCAGTCTGCATTTTCCAATCCTGCAGTTTCTGCTGCTGCGCTACCTGCCACCAGCAGCAGGACGGTATAGAGCCATCTGTTCATCAGTCCTCCTTTGTGCCGCTTCATTGCGACGGGTTGGGATAAGTGCAGTTCATACGGTTTCCGCCAACGCTTCCTGTTGGCGGATGTAGATCGCTTCCGCAATGCTTTTCTGCACATCCCTGTTGCCACCGACAAGGCGCAGTTTGCGGATGAGAGTGTCGTAGCCGCAGAAGCGCACCAGTACACCGATGCTTTCATCGGCAAAGGATTTGGACAGGTATTCCACGCCATCAAGGTTGACGGTAACGGTGGCAACGCTGTCGTCTGCGAGCAGTTCGCCGATGGCGTCACGGTACGGATGAGCGGCGGCACGTGATGACAGGCTGCCCGATGGGAAACGGATAGTATTATTCGCCATAGTCGACCCCCCCCAACTTATTATGTTAAGAATTTGGTTTACTTCATTGTTTTCCGTATGTTCCGGTGTTTCCCGCAATCCCTTAAGGTAGAGGCGGCATGTAAGGTAGAGGCGGCATGAAATTATAACACCCTGCCATTCCCAGCTACCTTGTTTGCGATAATTTTCCCGTCCGGTTTTATCAATGGTGTATAGGGTATCACCGGAAGCTATTTCCAGTTCCCCATGATGGTTTCTGACCAGTTTCATTAATTCTGCCAGCCCGAACCCTTGGTGGTTATTTTCATTGCGATAACGTGCCGCGCTGCCCATCGGGTTGCCGATATAATCCGCCGGTAATGATTGGGCGAAAGAATTTGTACGGTGTTCATGCTATCCGTGATTGCATTGCGGTAGATGCTAGAATTTTGCTATTCATACGGCGCGATTGGAGAAAATATCCCTGTTTTCGTCATTCTTCGTTGATGCTGGAACTGCTCAATTGCTTCTATCGGATTTATTTGCAATAAATCAATACTACCAAAAATTTCTCTGGTAAATTTCACGCTATACAAATATTCATTTTCCACTTTGTTTGTTGTTTTGCTTATTCTTTGTGAATAGCCGGATAAAATTATTTCGTTGCAGTATGGGAGGGCGGAAAATATATGGCCTGCGACTTTGAAAGCGATGCCGTGTATATGCAAAGCGTAATCTTGTCTTAACCTCTGTTGCGTCTTGTTTTTTATAACTAGAGTTTTCTTATCTTCAGAATATACCACCTCATCCTGCGGCATATCTTCAATTTCTGGCAGGTCTATATCTACGTGGACAATGTTGCCTCCAATCTGGAAAGAACACTCTGTTTCTCTAGGCCATTCTAATCGTTGCAGCTCAATTTCCAAGGCTATCTGAGCTAGCTCGGGATTCTCGCCTAGGCTGCTAGAGTTATTTTTTATTTTCTCTAAAGATTCATAGAATTTCTTTTTTGCCTCTCTCCATTGATTGAAATCTTTTTCCCACTCAATTAAATCATTTTTATATAGGCTATTTATTTCTTGCTTGTCGTCTTCCCATTTTTGGAGTGATTCATTGAACTCATCCTGCTGCCGCTCAATATCTTCGCGCAGTTCTTTCCGCCTTTGGGGTAATATTTTATCAAACATGGTGCTTTTAACAGGAGGTGGCGGGGTCGGGCGAGCCGGAAATATGGGTTCTTCTGGCCTGCGTGGCGGAGAAACGTTGAACTTGATTTCAGAAAAATCAGGGGATTTATTGATAGGCGGCGTGAGGACATGAATTTTTGTGATTGCCTCTTGGTGTTGTCTGTTGATTTCTATTATCCCCTGCATCCATCTGGACAAGTCCGCTGGCCGTTTTTTGCGTATGGCTTCATGATATTTTTTTTGCAACTCGAAGCCGAACTCGTCGAAAAAAGACATCTCGCCCTTGTGATTGAAACCAAATACCACGGAGTTAAAATTATTTTCTGTTGTGTTTTTGCGCTCTCGTTCTGCTGTTTTCTTTGTTGTATTGCGCGATGACAAAATACGCTGGCGATAAGATAAACCAGTCCCAGGGATACCAATATTCAAGAAGGTACCTTGTTTACCAATCCCTATTGATGCCCCCCTAGGCCCAAGAGTAGTGCTGACGCCGCTCTTGGATATATTTGCTCGCACACCGGGGAGTAGTTTGATAGATTTTCTAAATCTGAATCCCATAAATCACCGCCTTTTAACCACCGCGCCAAACAACTTTACCCAGCACGCAAAAATCTTGTTCACTTTTTATATCTTCAAAATTGACCAGCATGGGTGCATATTTTTCATTACGGCTGATGATACTTATTCCATCTACATGGTTGCGTAATTCTTTTACGTAACGCCGTTTGCGGTACATGATGGCATAAACATCGCCATCCATGATTTCAGTATCGCTGGCATCAACAATAATGGTGTCGTGATTGTAGAGATACGGCTCCATCGAATCGCCGCGCACATACATTGCCCGTAGGTTATCGGGGTCAAGGTGGCGCGCCTTGAACCAGTTTCTTCTGAAATATAACGGGTCATCATCATTTTCGCGGATTACCCAATCCGCATTGCCGCCACCTGCTGAGGCAATGGCATCGTAACGCATGATGCGAATGTGTGAGTCTGTCGGCGGGTATTTTTCATCCAGTTCCGCAACGTGTTTTTGCTGCGGAATGAGCGGCAGCGCGGACGCCTCATCTGTCGTGCCTTCTGTGCCGTACAACAACCAGTCAGGGTCACATTGCAAAATTTCTGCCAAGGGCAGTAAATATTTGGCTCCGGGGACGTTTACACCTGATTTCCAAAGAGAAATTGTGCCACTTGTCGCTCCGGTTGCCCGTGTTATATCCACTCCCTTTATGTTTAACTCATTCATTCTACTGGTTATTCTTTGAGCAACACTATCTGTTGTGGTCATAAGGGTCTCCCGTCTGTTTTCTTTGCATTCTAAGACTTTTTAATCTTATTAACACAAGAAATCTTGCGAAAATAATCTTGCTGCGATAAGATTTGAATAAGACTTGATAGGAGGACGAATGCTCAAGAAAGATGTTGTTGCCTACTTCGGCAATCTGAATCGCGCACAAAAGGCGATAGGGCTGAGAAGCTCTGGCTCGGCGTACCTGTGGGGCGAGCGTGTCCCGGAACGCTCTGCCATACGGTTTGACCGTATCACAAAGGGCGCGCTGCACTACAGTCCAGCCGATTACGTGCAGCTCCCTAATGATCCAGTACCCCCAGAAAAACCTGCCGAGCAATCGGAGGCCTGACCGTGGGCGAATTTTGGGCAAAAAAATGCCGCCTGGAAACTGGGCGGCAAGTACATGTAAGGAGGTTTGATTATGAATGACGAACAAGAGAAATACAAGCACCTACGCAGTTTTGCGGATGCGGTTCCGCCGCGCGGCAGCAGGTTTTTGGCGGTTGGCCGGGGATGCTACGGAGCTTTTCATGTACGCGATACAGGTTTGGTTACCAGAGCAGGGAAACCGTGGTCGTTTATCACGAAAGCCGAGGAGTTGCGCGGGGTCTTTGAGCCGCTGGGGTTCTCACACTGGATACCGCTGGATGATGCCAGCTTTTGGGGGGAAGCATGACCCAAAGCGAACACGCGCGCGTAACTGCCTGGATACGCGCCAAGCACAAGGAGACGGGCAAATACCCGTCGCATGAAGAGATTTTGCTGCGGATGCTGCAAGAGGCGCAGGAAGTCACCTATTTGGACGCGGTGGAGTACGGCCTCGGCTCTACGTTCAGGAGCCGCCTCAGTGACCTGCGCAAGCTGCACAGCATCATCAGTTATGACAAGAGCGTGCCAACAAGATACGGCACGAAGGCAACGGTTAAGGCGCATCGCCTGGGAGGTTTGTTGTGAGGTTCACCACGTTTATCAACAACAAGCGCTGCATGGATTGGGGGCTGAACGCCAACCAGGGCGCGCTGTTCGATTTAATCAACCAGGCAGCGGGCTGGGCGAAGCCGGTCACGGTTGACGGTGAGGTGTTCTATTGGATCAGTCGCCAACTAGTCATCGAGCAACTGCCGCTGTATTACAGCAAGCCGGACACGGTTTATCGCGCTTTCCGCACTTTGCAGGAAAAGGGGCTTATTAATTACTGCAAGCACGGTGAATGGGAGCTTATCAACATCACCGACAAAGGCAAACTGTGGAATGTAAGCAACAATGAAGATGCGGCGCAGGAATCGGACGAACCCCGGAAATCAATCCGCCCCCCACCCTCTTCAATCCACGAACTCGGAAATGAATCCGACTTACTCGGAAATAAATCCGAATCACCTCGGATTGAAATCCGAAATACCTCGGAAATAAATCCGACAAATAAGGATATAAGCAATAAGCTCAAAAATGATAAGCGGATAAATAAGCGGGAATGCGCGCGCGAGCTATCCGCCGACGTACCGCCTTTTGACGCCCTCGCCGAACTGCTTGCCCTCGGTGCTGACCCGACGGAGGCGAAGCGCTGGCTAGCCTACCGCATGGAACGCAAGAAGCCGATGGATGCTGGAGCGCTGGATTATTTCCTCGGCGAGGTTCGGGCGGCAGGGCTGACGGTAGCGCAGGCGGTGCATGAATGCGCGGGCAACAAGTGGCTTGGTTTCAAACGCGGCTATGACGGCTGGTGGAACAGACCACAGCAGCGCACTCCGCAGCGCGGCAACACCTTCGAACACCAAAGCAGCGCGGAGCAGTACGCGCAGGAACAGGCGGAGCGGATGCGTCCGCAGATTGCGGCGATGTTTGCCGCCAAACAGGAGAAGCGTGATGACTGAGCAGGACTTTGGTCAATTCTCGGCAGTGATGGCTGCGCTGTGCGAGTACTACGGCAAGCCGAAACTGAGCGACATGGCGGTGGGGTTGTACTTCGGCGCGCTGCTGGAATACCCGCTGGCCGATGTGCAGCAGGGTTTGACGGCGCATATCAACAACCCAGACAGCGGGCAGTTTTTTCCGAAAGCGGCGGACGTCATCCGCGCGCTGGAAGGCAGTAGCGAAACCCGCGCGTCCGGCGCCTGGGCGAAGGTGCGCCACGCCATCGAACGCGTCGGCCACATGCCGAGCGTGGTGTTCGACGACGCGGTAATCCACGCGGTGGTTGCCGACATGGGCGGCTGGGTGCAACTCAGTCTGGTTACCTACGACGAGCTGCCCTTTCGCGAGCGCGATTTCCTGCGCTTCTACCGCAGCTACATGGGGCGCGATTTGGGGGATTACCCACGCAAGCTGGCCGGTATGGCGGAAACCGAAAACACCGCCGCCGGTCATGCTGTCGCCGAGCCGCAGCTCTTGGGGGATGCGCAGAGGTGCCTTGCGGTGATGCGTGGTGGCAGCGACAAGCCGCGTCTCACAGTTCAACCGTTGTCGGCATTGCCGCAGGAATTGCGCGGTGTGCTGAACGACCTGCGCGGAAGCAACGATGATTTCGGGGGTGCAGCATGACCATCCGCTACGGCAGCGTATGCAGCGGCGTTGAGGCGGCATCCCTCGCATGGGAACCGCTTGGCTGGCAGCCCGCATGGTTCGCAGAAATTGAGCCGTTCCCGGCGGCGGTGCTGGCGCATCGCTGGCCGCACGTCGTCAATCACGGCGACATGACCCGCATCACCGACGGGATATTGGCGGGCGACATTGAGGCGCCGGATGTGCTGGTCGGCGGTACACCGTGCCAAGCGTTTTCTGTTGCCGGTTTGCGCGGCAGCCTGAGCGATGCGCGCGGCAATCTCACCCTGGAATTTGTAAGGATTTTTGATGCAATTGATGCTGTTCGCCGCCGGGGCGGCAAGTCCCCCGCCGTCGCCGTGTGGGAAAACGTCCCCGGTGTCCTCAACACCCACGACAATGCCTTCGGATGCCTTCTTGGCGCGCTTTGCGGGTCTGACGGGGCATTACAACCGGCAGGGGGCAGGTGGACGGACGCAGGTGTTGTGTCTGACCGGCGCCTTGTCGCCTGGCGCATCCTCGACGCGCAATATTTCGGCGTGCCCCAGCGACGCCGTCGCGTCTTCGTTGTCGCAGGTGTTGGAGCCATTGACCCCACCGAGATACTTTTTGAGCGCGCAGGCGTGCGCGGGCATTTTGAGCCGCGCAGAACGGCGGGGGAAGACATTGCCACCCTTAATGCAGGCAGCGCTGGAACACAAAGCGGCGGAATAACGCTGTGCATGGCCCATGGACAAGGGGGTGCTGAAATCCGTATTGACAGCGCGCCAACGCTGACGTGTAACCATGAAGCGCCAATCGTAGTGAATGGCCGTCAAGACCCATGTGTTAGCGATACCGCCTTTGCCCTCGGCTGCCAACACAACGGCACGGATAACGTACTGCTGGGCGCCCATGCCCTGCGCCGTTTGACCCCGCGCGAATGTGAGCGCCTGCAAGGGATGCCGGACGACCACACCCGCATCCCGTGGCGCGGCAAACCTGCCGACGATTGCCCGGACGGGCTGCGCTACAAAGCGATAGGTAACAGTATGGCGGTGTCGGTAATGCGCTGGATTGGCGAACGTATGCGGCAGGTGATGGAGGTGGCGATATGACCGGCGCAATGTTGCGGAGCGGGGGCGGCATGGTTAAGCCAGTCAGCGACGGCTACGACGCCTGGTACATCGACCAGGTG